CCGGTGTTCGCGGTGCACAAAAACTGCCAGTTCTGGACGCTGGATGAGGCCGCTATCCTTTATAACTGCGCTCGCCAGTTCCCCAATGGCATCGCCGCCGATATCGGCTCCCATACCGGCTGGACCTCTTCTTACCTAATGGAGGCGATTTCGGGGATCGTATATGCTGTCGACCCCATGTATACCAATGATGTCTTTGCGAAGCGGGCAACTCTCAATATCGGTGAGCGGAATATAGCCATGCAGCCCATGACGGCTGACGATTTCTTCGTAATGAACGGGCTCCCCTTGGATGTGGTGGTGATCGACGGCAACCACGATAGTCCATTCCCATTGAGGGACGCCAAAAACGCCGCTGCTCATCTCGACCATCGCGGCCTGATTATGCTCCATGACTTCTGGGGATGGCCCATCCAGGAAGCCGTATCCTGGCTCCAGAAAAACGGGTTTAAGGTCAAAATCTACAACACCCCCAATGGAGTGGCCTGCTGCTGGCGCGGTGACTTCACGCCGCCCGAACATGTACCAGACCCCTCTATAGACTGGAAATCCGTTTGGCAAAGCCGCGTTACCAAGTTCGCAATCGCATGAGCCATCTTAAAGTGGGCATCTGCACCGTTGGCCTGGGTGGAATCTATCCCCTATTGGTTGCCCGCATGATCCAACGGTTTAAGGCCGTGAGCCCCGGTTATCTGGTACGCGCCTGGGTTGACGCGCTGCCAACCGGCGCGCCAAAGAACATCGTCGACGGGTACGACTACTCAGGTTACTGCGCCAAACCTTTCGCCATGGACTCGCTCCGTAAAGATGGATACGATATCGGAATCTGGCTCGACGCATCATTCTACCCCGTCAATCAGATTCTTACATTGGTGGAGCATATCGAGAAAACCGGCTATTACTTCTGCGACAACGAAATGATCGTAGGCGAGTGGTGCTCCGATGCCTGCGCCGATGGCATGGGAGTAACCCGCGAGTGGCTGATGACGCTACCGGAACTCAGCTCCTATTGCGTGGGCCTGGACTTCCGCCACGGCGAATGCGTGGCCCTGCTGGAACAATGGAAGTCCGCAGCGTATAGCGATAAGCTGTTTCCTGGCCGCCATACCGCCGGCAATGTGGGGCGCAATCCCGGGTTTGTGTCTACCGATCCCCGCGTCAAGGGCCATCGCTTCGATCAAACGGTACTCTCGATCCAAGCCCATCAGTTCGGGATGACGAAGTTCATCAAGCGGCCAAGGTTTACGGGCTACGCCGCCCGCGAGTGGAACACATATCACTTACCGCCAACCGATGAAACGGTGTTGGTTAACTGGGGGAAACTAGATGTCCAGTTCGATTGAGTACCCTATCGTTTTGGCGGAGTTTGAGTTCCATGGAGAGCAGTTCCAGGTCTGGAATAATTACGAGAGATTGTGGTTGGTTCATAAAAGGCTGTGGGTAAACCCTGATGAGCTTCCGGAATGGGAGGTTATGTATATTGAGTAGCCAAGCCGAGAAGGATGCAATCCGAGGCATCATCAGCGGGTGGAATAACCCCGTGATCTTGGAGCTTGGTGCTCACCTGGGCGAGGAAGCCCAATGGATCATGCCGCTGGTGAATAACCCTCGCTATGTGATGGTAGAGCCGGATGAGCAAAACTGCATCCGGTTGCGTAACATGGTAAGAAATTCTCCGCATAACGTTAGCCTGCTAAGCGCAGCCATCAGCGATTACAATGCCGTGGATGGAGATTTTTACCCCGCAGAAAACCACCAAAGTATGAACCGGGCATCAGGTTCGATTCATAAGCCAACCGGGCATCTTGATTGCTTCCCGGAAGTAACCTTCTCTTTCAAAAAAGTGCAATATTACACCCTGAATGCTATCGCCATCAAGGAGGGATTGGATCACATTGACCTGCTTTGGTGCGATATACAGGGAGCCGAGCGCGATATGATCGAAGGCGGACGCAAGACCCTAGCCAATACCCACTACATGATGATCGAGGCGGAGCCCGAAGTGGAGTTGTACGAAGGGCAGGCGTTGAAACCAGAACTGTTAGCGATGCTGCCCGATTGGAAAGTACTACAGGATTTTGGGTATAACGTGTTACTTTGGAACACAAAGTATGCGTAAGATCACTTGCATCCAACTGGATATCACCACCGTCTGTGATCGCAAGTGCCCGGATTGCTGCTGCGCCATCAATATGAACAAGCGGGCAGCGATCCATCACCCATGGGAGTACTTTGAGGCCGTAGCCCCGTTCATCTATGGAATCGACCGTATCGACCTGTTCGGCGGCGAGCCTACTTCACATCCCAAATTTCGGGAATTTGTACCAAGATTTAAGGATCTGTTCGGGAACCGCATCCTGACGATGACTACCAATGGCTTCAAGACCATTGAATACGCCGGGCTGCTCGCGCACTTCGATTTCATCCAGGCTACGCCGTACGATGACAAGAACGCGCCAGCCATGGAGCACTTGAAGAAAACGCATCATGACGTGCGCTTTTTCCCAGGAACTTTCCTTCCGCGCAAGCAACCGGGCGGAGGAAAGCCATGCCCCCGCGCTTTCTCGGATACCGTGAGCTACGCGGATTCTAGGTTCTGGCCGTGCTGTCCCGGTGCTGGTATCGATGGCGCTACCGGTTTCGGGCCCTGCGTAGACTGGCGCGATAAGATCCAGAACTGGCCGATGCCCTGTTCGACGTGCTTTATGAGCCTTCCTGAAAACAAGTGGGTGCAAATCGGTGCATAGCCAATATGGTGAGGATGTCTTTATATTGCAACACTTTGGTAAGCGACATGGACATTTTCTGGACGTTGGGGCCTATGATGGCGTGCATCTGTCCAATACTCGCTGCCTGATGGAGGCTGGCTGGACCGGGGTTTGCCTGGAGCCTAGTCCTTTCGCTTATCCATGGCTAGCTAAGAACGTGGAGCAGTTCCCCGGTGTGGAGGCCGTGGAGGCGGCGATTGTCCCCGACACATCCTCCGTCAATGGGAAAGTTCGGTTCTGGGCGGTTGAGGACGCATTAAGTACCACCGATCCCCGCCATAAGGCCATTATCGAAGGCTATAACTCCTCCATCAAGTACCAGGAAATCACCGTTCCGGCCATGAAGTGGACGAAGTTCCTGGAAGCCCACCCCGGACCATACGACTTCATCAATATCGATGTCGAAGGCATGAACTGGGAAGTGCTGCGCGATGGGCCGCTGGCTGAAATGATGTGCATAGAACTGGACCCGCAGCCGGTGATCCCGCAAATTAAAGAGCATCTGAGATTCTTTGGTCTTTCAAACCAGAGGGAGATAGGTGGAAACCTGCTCGCATGGAAATGAAACTCTGCGGTACTATGTTGTGCCGGAATGAGGATTGGATTGTAGGACTATCAGCCCGGGCCGCCCTGATGTGGCTCGACTACCTTATTATATTGGATCACGCCTCGACCGATGGTACGCATAACATCCTCGTGGAACTCCAGCAGGAATATCCACAGAAGGTGCAAATCCTGTGGGAAGCCAACCCGGAGTGGCGCGAGATGGAGTACCGCCAGCGCATGCTGCACGAGGCGCGGATGTGGGGAGCCACCCACATAGCCATCGTGGATGCCGATGAAGTTTTGAGCGGTAACCTTATTAATAGGATAAGGCCCGAGATAGAAAGCCTTGGGCCCATGCATGACTTCGCCCCTCCCTGGGTGGGTTTGCGCGATTCGATCCATTGTTATCATACAGATGGAGTGTGGGGCAATAACTGGGTGTCTACCGCCTTCCTAGACAACCCCAACTATCATTGGAAGTCCCGCGAAGGTTATGACTTTCACCACCGCCGGCCCATGGGGATGACGATGCAGTACCACCGCCCCTGGAGGCAAGGCGAGGGCGGCTTGATGCACTTGCAGTTTGTGAGTGAACGGCGCCTCCGCGCCAAACAAGCCTGCTATAAGATGCAGGAGGTTTTACGCTGGCCGGGCCGTAAGCCGGTACATGAAGTGGATGAGATGTATAACCGCGCCGTCTACGAAAAAGGCCGGATGGCTATGGTTCCGGAAGAGTGGTGGTATCCGTACGATAAGTGGATGCACCACCTGAAACCGGATGCCATGCCCTGGCAGGAAACGCAGTGTAAGCTGTGGTGGCGCGAGTATGGCCGAGATACCTTCCAGGGGCTTGATCTGTTCGGCGTTATATGAAAACAATACGCTTACAGCCTAAGCAGCAGGAATGCCTCGATCACCTGAAGGCCACCGGCAAGAAGGTTCCAACGATGGTCGCATTCGGTGGGGCCCGTGGCGGTGCGAAATCCGCTACCGTGCGTTATACGGCTCTGCTGTTAGCCATCGAGTTCCCTGGAGTTCGGATTGCGATTGTTCGCCGCGTTTACGGCGATGTTAAGGTCAATCACATTGACCCGATCTTGGCCGAGTTCCCCGAACTCCGCGCCTATTATAGTGTCAGCAATGCCGAAATCAAGATCGGCAAGAGCGTGATCGAGTTTGTGTATGCAGAATCTGCATCTGAGGTAAACCGCAAGTTCTGGGGGCCTGAATACGCGTTTGTGCTCCTCGATCAGGCCGAACAGTTCTCCGGCGAAGAGATCCGCATCATCAAAACCGCCAACCGCTGGCCCGGTAGACCCGCCGGATTCTGCAAAATGGGCCTGTTTTTCAACCCCGGCGGCATCGGCACCGAGTTTCTAAGGCGTGTGTTTTACCTGAAGCAGTACCAGGACAACGAGCAGCCGACAGACTACGTGTTCATTCAGGCATATGGCTGGGACAACTACGAATGGTTCCGTGGCCAGATCGACATGCCGGATTATGATTTCTACAAATTAAAGAACGAAGAAAGATTTGAATTATTTATCAACCAGACTCAGTACGGGCGGGAACTGAACGCGCTCCCGCAGTCCCTCCGCGCTGGCCACCTGCTGGGATCCTTCGAGTCTTTTGCCGGCCAGTACTTCGCTGGCGTTTGGGACGAATCCAAGATTATTCTGACTCCGCAGCAATGCGAATTGTTAATTCAGCCATGGTGGGTTCGGTGGACGGCAACGGATTGGGGCTTCGCGCACTACGCCGTCCACCTATGGGGCGCAGCCGGGAAAGTGTCGCCCGATCAACTTCAAAAGATTCTAGGAGTTTCGTGCCAGTTCGCGGTGGATATCGTGATCGTATACCGGGAACTGATAGCGCGGGATACCAGCGAAACAGACCTCGCCAGATTGATCGTCAAGGAAACCCCGGAAGCAGAGCGCCGTCATATCCAGCGGCACTATCTTGGACCTGACGCTTGGTCGAAGCGCGGAGCGGCCAATACGGTAGCCGAGCAACTGACTGCGGAACTCAACCGGGCGCAGCTACCGAGCCCGGAGCCCGCCGATAACCAGCGCATGACCGAAGGGGATAGGGTTGGCGGATGGCGCTTGCTCTGGAACGGCTTCCAGCAGACATGCTCTCTGTTCGGTAATATCACCGTTCAGCCCGGAAACTGCCTGTTTGTGTCGGCCAATTGCCCACAAACCATCAGTTCCATGCCGCTGTTGATTCACGACAATAAGCATCCGGGGAAGCTGGAGGATGTGCTGAAAGTGCCTGGATCACTGGCGGATGACGTTGGCGATTGCGTGCGCTATTTGTACAAGAGCTACCTCGATCCGAGAACCGCCCCACGCGAGATTATCATGCGGGATATCTATGAATCCATCCCCGGCGATACCTCCGATGCGATGACCGCCCGAGCCATGGCGATGCGCCAATTTGAGGCCGCCAACCCGCAGCGGACAAGCGGAGCAACCCCGCGCTGGAGGCCAAGAGAGTGAAAAGGTTTGCGTTATGTTGAATTTCAGGGTTATACTCTTACGCATGAAGGAATGGCTGCGCGAGTGGCTTGGTGTATCCGCAGACTGGCGGGAGAACCGATTGGGCCTTTCCGCCAATAGTGCAGTGTCCGATGTTCTCCAGAGGGAGATCCGCGAACTTCGCGCCGAGCTAACACGATTGCAGGTAGCGCAGTACGTTCCTCCGCAGACGCCGGAACCGGAACATAAGATTATCAAAACGCAGACCTTTAAGCAGTATCAGGCTGCGATGGAAAAAGAGTTCGAAGAAAGGGAGGCATCCAGTGCCATTTGATAAAAAGGGCGGTCACCACCTGAATACACAGAAGGCCATGGCCTCCGACAAGATGGCGAGCGCGAAGGCCGCGCCGCCACCTCCCGCTGCCGATGCCAGCGGTGGCGAACCCATGGATATGGGCGGAATGGACGATATGGCGATGCAGGCTCCGCCGGTGGTCTGCCCGCATTGCGGCGCAGAGTTCATCCCCGACGATCAGTCAATGGCTCCAGCGGGCGACATGGCACAGGCCGCGCCGCCGCCAGCCCAACACGCTCAATTGAGCGGAATGTAATCAACTAGGGCGCAGGCCCGAAGGAGACAGTGAGTCTATGAGCGGTATCGTTGGTGCTTCCTATTTCGGCGGAAATTACGCCGCGTTCAATTTTGCCTACGGAGTCAATCCCCGTGTGGCTGCCCTCAGTGTTCATAACGCGCCTATCGCAGCGTCAACCACGGCTCTGACTGTGGCGTTTGGCTATGCCACCACGCATGATGGGATCCAGTTCTATCCGCTGGCGACCACTGCGCCGATTCACGTTGGGATCGATTCCAACTTTGAAGCGGTCACGCCGAGTGCGGTGAGTGCAAATTCGGAAGCGTATGGCGCTATGAACTTCACGGCGGTATTCGCGGACGCGCACGCCGAGGGCGACCCGGTGGCATCGGCCACTGTCGGCCTTCAGGAAGCAATCAACTTTGCCCAGATCAATGGCGGCGGAAACGTCATCATCGACGCGACCTGGACCGCAGCGGGCGGGACCACCGGCATTAAAGATGCCGCTGTTTTTGCCAGCCCGGTGATCGTGACCATCGTAGACAATCGGTAATATGCCGTGGCAGAGTAAGGCCCAAGCAAGGTGGGGGCATTCCAAAACGGGACTGAAGGCGCTCGGGGGAGAGTCTAAAGTGTCAGAGTGGGATGCCGCCACCCCAAAGGGGAGCTTGAGAGAAACAGCAAAGAAAAATGGCGCAGCGAAAAGTGACAGCCAAAAGGGAAAGTGAGCGCTTCGAGGAGCGGATGCTGAACATCATGGCGCAGCTTCGCGCCTATGAAAATGGCGACCAATCTTCGATCACCTGCCCGTTCTGCGCTGGCATAAACCGCGAAGGTGATCAGTTCTGTTGCAAAACATTCGCCATGGCTAGCCTTGCCGCGCTAGAGCGCGTGCGGGTTGAGGATTCTACCAAGATAGTGCAGGCTGTGGCCGAGAGGCACCAAAACAATTGACTCCCGCGCTCGCTCCCGAACAAGAACAACAGCCGTTATCGCAGCAGTACGAGGGTCTATTTGGCGAGAACAACCGCGATCTTCCCGAGCAGCTAGTCAACCTCATCAAGGGCACGATCAAAGAGTTCCAGAAACAGGATACGTACCTCCGTCGCCGTGAGGTCATGCGGGACCGGAAGGCCCGCTTCTATGAGCGCGGATTTCAGCATCTCGCGTGGACCGGTACTGGACAAAGTGGTGGCTTCGCTCAAATATCCTCCGGTATCGTCACTCCCGGCTCCAGCGTGCAGGCTCCGCAGTACGTGGACGATTACGATATATTCTACCCCACCGAGCGTATTGTTCTCTCGATCCTGACGCAGAATCTTCCCGGCGTAGACTTCCAGCCCAACGATCCCAACCGCACCGAAGATATTGAGGCCGCCAACACCGCCGAAGGGTACAGCCAGTTATTCGACCGCAACAACAACGTCAAATCCATCCAGATGCAGGGTATGCGGTACATGCTCCTGGGTGGTCGCACGATCTCCTGGACGCGCACTGTACAGAACGGGGCCAAGTTCGGCTATAACGATGGCGAAAACGGGGAACAAGGCACCGCGAAATCTATCGAAGTCACTACCGAGTACGGAACGCTCGAATCTCGCGTGCCCATCATGGCGAAGTGCCAGGATGATGCTCTTTACGTCTTTCTTTATGACGATCCGCAGGTCAAGCAGGCCAAGTCCGACTATCCCTGGATTAAGGAAAAGATCCAAGGAAATCAGGGCGGCCTTGGTGAAAACCAATACGAAAGGCTGGCCCGCCTCGGGGCGCTTCAAGGTTCCCGGCAGACAATGGCAACGGGGGAATCCTTCAGCTACCTGACTACGCGGATGTATTGCTGGCTGCGACCGGCGTGCTTCGAGGGTAAGGATTATGAAGAGGAGCTAGAGGGCACAACCGACAAGTGCGGAGACATCCTGCGGAGCATATTCAAAGATGGGGCCTGCTTTACGTTCATTGGCGAAACCTACGCCGAGAGTTATGCCGAGCCGATGGATGACCACATTGATATCGCCTTCGCTTACGAGGGCGATGGCATGTATCGCAAAGCGCCCATGGATTGCATGTTGGTTAACCAGGATGCTTTTAAC